CCAGACAAAGTCTGGTTTATACTCTTTGTTTATCCCAATGGAATGGAACTACGAAGGATTTATTGATGAGTACGGAGTTCCAGTTTTCACTACTCCTAATGTCGATAGGTTCGACCCAAGTGGTGAACTAATAGATGTAGGTGTAATAGATAACTGGCAAAATGAAGTTGATGGTTTAAAAGATGATTCAGATGGTTTAAATGAATTTTACCGCCAGTTCCCAAGAACAACAGAACACGCGTTTAGAGATGAGACTAAAGGAAGTATATTTAATTTAGTTAAGCTTTACGAGCAAATAGATTATAACGAAGAAATGGCAAGAACGTTAGGGGTTACTCAAGGTAACTTTCAATGGGTTAACGGTGTTAAGGATTCTCAAGTAATATTTTACCCAGATCCAAAAGGTAGGTTTAAAGTTAGTTGGGTCCCACCTCAACAACTACAAAACAACGTTGTGTTAAAAAATGGCATTAAACATCCAGGAAATGAACACATGGGGGCTTTTGGTTGTGACTCGTATGATATATCAGGAACGGTAGATGGAGTTGGATCTAAAGGGGCTTTACACGGTTTAACTAGATTTTCAATGGAAGATGCTCCGGCTAACAGTTTCTTTTGTGAATACTTATCTAGACCACCAACAGCCGAGATGTTTTTTGAGGATGTTTTAATGGCTTTGGTATTTTATGGGATGCCAATATTAGCAGAAAACAACAAACCACGTTTATTGTATTATTTAAGGCGAAGAGGATACAGAGGGTTTAGCATGAATAGACCTGATAAGATATGGAATAAATTATCTGTAGCAGAAAAAGAAGTTGGTGGAATACCTAATTCAAGTGAAGATATAAAGCAAGCACATGCTGCTGCGATTGAAATGTATATTCAAGATCATGTAGGTATTAGGCAAGATGGAACTCACGGAGATTGTTATTTTAACGAGTTACTAAACGATTGGACTAAGTTCGATATAAACAAAAGAACAAAACACGATGCATCTATAAGTTCTGGTCTAGCTATTATGGCTAACAACAGGCATTTATATGCTCCGAATGCAAAGGTTGAAAAACCCAAGTTAAATATAAGCGTTTCCAGATACACAAACACTGGAAATAATTCACAAATAATCAAGTAATAAATATGGCAGAGTCTGGCATTAAAAGTTATTTCCCAAGTCAAACAGTTAGCGATGCTGAAAAGCTGAGCTATGAGTATGGGTTAAAAGTAGGTAAAGCTATCGAGCACGAGTGGTTTAATAATAATAAAAATTCTAGTAGGTATAATTCTAACCACGATGATTTTCATAGTTTAAGATTGTACGCTAGAGGTGAGCAGTCTATTCAAAAGTATAAGGATGAGTTATCGATCAACGGTGATTTGTCCTATTTAAATTTAGATTGGAAACCAATCCCAATTATTTCCAAGTTTGTGGATATTGTAGTTAATGGTATTGCTGAAAGAATGTATGATATAAAAGCCTTTTCACAATCACCTAATGGCATTGAAAAGCGAACGGATTATATGGATAAAATTCTTAGTGACATGCAAATGAAAGAATTCAACCAAGAGGCTAGACAAAAATTTGACATTGATACTAGACAGAGTGACATGGAAGAGTTGCCTGAGTCAGAAGAAGAGTTAAGCATACATATGCAGCTAACCTATAAGCAAAACATTGAGTTAGCTGAAGAGCAGGCATTAAACGTGCTGTTTAGGGGCAGTAATTACGAGTTAATAAAGAAAAGGTTTTACCATGATTTAACGGTATTAGGTATTGGCGCTGTTAAAACAACATTCAACACGTCTGAAGGTGCTGTTATAGATTATGTTGACCCGGCTAATCTTGTTTACTCTTACACCGACTCTCCTTATTTTGATGATATATACTACGTTGGAGAAGTAAAGACTATTCCGGTTAATGAATTAGCTAAACAGTTTCCTCATTTATCAGCAGAGGATCTAGAAGACATAATGAAAAACAAGTCTAACAATAGATCTAACTATAACTCAAGGCATACTTACGACAAAGAGGACAATAATACTGTTCAAGTTTTGTATTTTAACTATAAGACTTATATGAACGAAGTATATAAGGTTAAAGAAACTAGTAGTGGTGCAGATAAAGTTATACCAAGAGATGATCAGTACAATCCACCAGAAAATAAAGAGGGTGATTACGGTAGGATCTTAAGATCTATAGAGTGTCTTTATGATGGGGCTATGATTCTTGGTACTGACAGGGTACTTAAGTGGGAGATGTCAAAAAACATGATGAGACCCAAGAGCGATTACACTAAGGTTAAAATGAATTACGCTATTGTTGCGCCTAGGATGTACAACGGTAAAATAGATTCTTTAGTTAGAAGAATTACTGGTTTTGCTGACATGATACAGTTAACACATTTAAAGCTACAGCAGGTGCTTTCAAGAATGGTTCCAGATGGTGTTTATCTAGATGCCGATGGATTAGCTGAGATAGATCTAGGTAATGGAACAAACTACAACCCACAGGAAGCTTTAAATATGTTTTTCCAAACAGGTTCTGTTATTGGTAGATCATTTACAAGTGAAGGCGATATGAATCCAGGAAAAGTTCCCATACAAGAAATAACAAGCGGTAGTGGTGGTGGTAAAATGCAAGCTCTTATAGGTAATTATAACTACTACATGCAAATGATAAGAGATGTGACTGGGCTTAATGAGGCTAGAGACGGGAGTACTCCTGAAAAAAACGCTTTGGTTGGTGTTCAAAAACTAGCAGCAGCAAATTCCAACACAGCTACTAGGCATATATTACAAGCTGGATTGTTTTTAACAGCAGAAACCGCGGAGTGTTTATCCCTTAGAATATCTGACATTATAGAGTATTCTCCAACAAAAGATGCTTTTATACAGGCAATTGGAGCGCATAATGTGGCTACACTAGAGGAAATGTCAGAACTATATCTTTATGACTTTGGTATATTTATAGAATTACAACCAGACGAAGAAGAAAAAGCTGCGCTTGAAAATAATATCCAAATGGCTCTTCAGCAAAAAAGCATAGAGCTAGAAGATGCTATTGATCTTAGGGAAATAAGAAATATTAAACTAGCCAACTCTTTACTTAAAATACGTAGAAAAAAGAAAGAGCAAAAAGATAGGCAGTTACAAACAGAAAACATCAAAGCACAATCAGACTCTAATGCTAAAGCAGCTCAAGCCGCTTCGCAGATGGAAATGCAAAAAAACAAAGTCTTAAGTGATGGTAAAACCGAGTTAGAGCAATTAAAAGCGCAAATTGATTCAGCCAAAATGGATAGAGAAGCTGCTATTAAAAAAGAATTGATGGCTCTTGAATTCAAGTATAGCATGCAATTGAAAAACGCGGAAGTTAGTAGCGTTGTAGGTAGAGAAACACAAAAAGAAAACCGCAAAGATCAAAGAACAAAAATTCAAGCAACTCAACAAAGTGAAATGATTGAACAAAGAAATGCCAAAAAACCACCTAAAAACTTTGCAACCGCAGGAAATGACATGCTAGGTAGTGAGTTTGACCTGGGCAGTTAAAATTATTAATTATTATTATATTATATTATGGAAGAAGAAAACGAAAAAGTAGTCGAAGAGATTACGCAAGATCAAGCTGTGGAAACAGTTGATGAAAGTAAATTTGAATCCGCTGGAGACGACAGCATAATGAAGGTAGATTTAAGTAAACCCCCAACACCAAAACAAGATGAAGTTAAAGAAAGTAACGCTGACGACAGCGGAGTGGTTGATGGCGTTGAAAATGCCAACACCACACAAGAGCAAGAAGAAGTACAACCGGAAGCACAAGCACAAGAAACTCCAGTATTAGAAGAAATTACTGAAGAAGAAGTTGAAGAGGTTGAAGAGCAGGTTGAAGAAGCTATAGCGCAAGCTGAGGCTACTGGAAAACCGTTACCAGAGAATATTCAAAAGTTAATGGACTTTATGGATGAAACTGGTGGGGATTTAAGTGATTACGTAAAGCTTAATCAAGATTATAGCAAATTAGATGACAATAGTTTATTAAAAGAGTTTTATATACAAACAAAACCTCATTTAGATAACGAAGAAATTAACTTCCTTATGGAAGATACATTCTCTTACGACGAAGATGTTGATGACGATAGAGATATAAGAAGAAAAAAATTAGCGCTTAAAGAGCAAGTTGCTAGCGCTAAAAGCCACTTAGACGGGCAAAAGTCTACATACTATAAAGAAATTAAAGCTGGATCAAAGCTCACAACTGAGCAACAGAAGGCAGTTAACTTCTTTGATAGATACAACAAGGAGTCAGAAGTAACTCAAAAAGCAGCTAAACAAAATACTGATATTTTTACTCAGAAGACCGAGCAGGTTTTCAATGACAAGTTCAAAGGTTTTGAATATAACGTCGGGGACAAAAAATATCGATTTAATGTTAACAATGCTAACGAGGTTAAGGATACCCAAAGTGATATAAATAATTTTACCAGAAAGTTTCTGGATAAAAATAACACATTATCAGATGCTAAGGGTTATCACAAATCTCTTTACACGGCTATGAACGCCGATGCTGTTGCAAAACACTTTTACGACCAAGGTAAAGCAGATGCTATGAAAAATAGTATTGCTAAAGCCAAAAACGTTGATATGAACCCAAGACAAAGTCATGGTGAAATTAAAACAGGTGGTACTAAGTTTAAAGTGTTAGGGCAAGATTCTTCTGATTACAAGTTTAAAATTAAAAACAATAAATTTAAAAAATAACAATTAAAACATATTAAAATATGGCAATTACAGGAGTAACGGCGGGTGCATTGACACCATCGCCAAGAAAACAACTGCTTGCTTCTTCATACATTGACTTCGCTACAGCGGGTTCAAGTGATGGATGGGCGCAACAATATTTACCAGACCTTATGGCGGCGGAAGCTGAGATTTTTGGAAACAGAACTCTTTCAGGATTTCTTTCACAAGTAGGGGCTGAAGAGTCTATGACTTCTGATCAAGTAGTTTGGTCAGAGCAAGGTAGATTACATTTACATTACAAAAACTGTACTGTATCGACTAACACTATTACTATGGTTAATGAAACTGATGGTAACACATCTGTTTCAACTCA